ATAACGTCTAGCTCCGTTTTGTTAACCTATACATATATAATAGCACAACTAGCCTACAGGTCAACCTTTTTTTGCATTTTGGCTAGAAAAATTTTAGGTTGACCTAATCACAAAACTACATTACTATATACGAGTTGAATGGCAGGAGCAGACACATGGCAGCAAAAAAAGCAACACGCAAACCTAAAGGCGCACAGCTAGATCCTAGCTTTGAAGGAGCATTAGATATGAGCGGAGCAGAGTTTCATGCTCATCGTAACATGGCTGTGCGTTATTTTTACGAAACTTACAAGATTTCTGATTTGATAAAAGACTTGTATGCCTGGATGAAAGACATTGGTTATAAAGCAGATCAAATCCGCGACATCAAAACTGTTGGCAGCGACGGACTAAGTGCAAGTGTTATCTATGCTGTGTGTTTACGCAAAGGCATGCCAGACATGCATCCAGAACACAACGAATACTGGAACAGTCTCGACGGCACTGTTGGTGACTTGCGTCCTGTTAGTGTGAGCATCAAAGAGAATGTTGATGCAGTACTAAGCAAAATTCGTCCTGCTGTTGCAGAAGTTGTTGATGCAAAAGAAGATAAAAAGCCACAGCGTAGTGTACAAGATTACATGCGCGAAAAAGCCGTAATGATCGGCGGACATGTTGAACAAGTGATCGATGACTTTGTAGCGGGTGAATACAAGAATCCCGAAAAGTTTTCAGTCATGGAACAACTTCGTATTCATGAAGCGCCTGCACAGGCTATTGATGTTATCCGTAATCCACTACAGTTTATGCTCGACGAAATGCGTGAAGTACAACTTGGCAAAGACGCCGACCTTAAAGAAGGTTATGCACATCTTGGAAAGATTCAAGTTCGGAACTTTATCAAGTTCCTCGAGCAAGCGGTAGCAGATTGCGACAACTATGTTCAGGTTAAAAAAGCCTCTCGTAAGCCACGTGCCATCAAAAAGAAAACTCCTGCACAGTTAGTTAAAACATTCAAGTTTTGCAAGGAGTTTGCTGAACTCAAACTTAAAAGCGAAAGTCCTACAAAACTTGTAGATGCTAGCGAAGCATGGTTATACAACACAAAGAATCGCAAGTTGATTCATGTGGTGGCAGATGACATGATGAAAGTATTCACAATCAAAGGTTCAAGTATTGTTGGATTTGACACTACTAAAACTGTGCAAAAAACACTGCGTAAACCAGCAGAACAACTTAAAATGATCACAGGTGTGGGCAAGCCCGCGGCCCGTAAGAACTTTGCTGAAATTAAAGCCACTGAAATCAAGTTTAATGGACGTGGCAACGAACACATTGTAATCTTAAAGGCGTTCTAAACTGCTAAATATAGTAGAACAAGGAAAGCCTTACTACTATGAGTGAAATAACACTTGATACACTGAAAAGCCAAGCTATTGACTATGTGAAGTTACAATTAGGCGATGGCATGATCGATCTTGAATTAGATCCTGAACATTACGAAGCCGCTTATCAAAAAACACTAGGTACATATCGTCAACGTGCTAGCAATGCGTTTGAAGAAAGCTATGCTTTTCTGGAGATCGTCGAAGATCAAAATGTTTACACTTTGCCACAGGAAGTGCAAAGCGTAAGACAGGTGTTTCGTAGAACAGTGGGCAACATGCAAGGGCCGCAGGCTAGTTCATTTGATCCGTTTGGTGCTAGCATGCTTAATACCTACCTTCTTAATTATAATCAAGCCGGCGGACTAGCAACATACGATTTTTATTCGCAGTATGTAGAACAAGCAGCTAGAATGTTTGGCGGATATGTAAACTACACATTCAATCCAGCAACCAAGCAACTGCAACTAATTCGTGATCCACGAGGAAGCGGAGAAACTATTTTGTTATGGACTTACAATTTACGTCCTGAAATCCAATTGTTAACAGATTACAGCACTAGCCAGTGGGTAAAAGATTATATGATTGGTGCATGTAAAGTAATGATTGGTGAAGCTCGTGAAAAGTTTGCTACTATTGCTGGTCCGCAAGGCGGTACTGCACTTAATGGCGCAAGTATGAAAGCTGAAGGACAGTCTATCATGGATAGCAAAGTAGAAGACCTAAAGAACTATGTTGACGGTAGTCAACCTTACGGGTTTGTAATTGGATAGTAACTATGCGATTAGATGAGTTTGTAGATCCTATTGAACTAGAAGACCTAAAAGAACACAAAATGATCTGGGGGCGTGACGGCAACAAGATCAAGCTCAAGTATCGTTGTACGTCAGGGCCTAAAGCAGGACGAATTGTACCTGATGCTACTGCATGTGCATCACCTAAAGATATGGCAAAAGCCGCACAAATGAAACGCACACGGGCCACTACAAAAGTGCGCCAAGCTAAAAAAGCTAAGAAAACAAAACGAGTAAATCCCGCAAGTAAAATTCTCGCAAGACTAAATGCTTTAACAAAACCAAAAGCCAGTGCTAAAAGCAAAGTGGTAAAAATGGTTAGCAAAAGCACCAAGAAACCTAAAAAACCCACAAAACCTAAAAAGTAATTGACATAATCTAGTAAATCGCTTATTATATCTGTATGGATTTAATGATTGATATAGAAACAATTGGCACAGGCCCTGACGCTTGTATTCTTACTATAGCAATGCAGAGCTTTGATCCGTTTGCAGATGGGTGGTATGACAATTACTACTATGCTCGAATTGATACCGAAAGCCAGCCTGATAGAAATATCGAAGATGGTACACTAGCTTGGTGGGCAGGTCAAAGTCCTGAAGCAAGAGAAGAAGCATTTGCCGAAGAAGATCGAATATCTTTAAAACAAGCACTTGAAGACATGCATCCAATGATCTGGAACAGTAATTTTGTATGGGCAAACGGTCCTACGTTTGATATGAACATTATTGAACATGCTTATAAAAGTTATGGTATGTCTCTGCCCTGGAAATATTACAAAGTTCGAGATGCAAGAACTGTTTACAGTTTGTACCCAGAGTTAGGCAGAGGTCCAGTAAGCCATCATGCTCTTGACGATTGTCGGCAACAAATTCTTAAACTACAAAAAACATTTAAACATCTTGGAGTAACAAAAATCAAATGAAGAAGATTGATTACAAATACAACGAAGGCGAACTTATCAAAGAACTACAGGAGTATGTAGATGCAACCTATGGTGAACATTACAGCCTTAACAAGTTCCAAGCAACAGAGTTTATTATTGATGCAGGACACGGTGACGGTTTTTGTATTGGCAATGTTATGAAGTATGCACAGCGATACGGCAAGAAGGATGGCTACAATCGAAAGGACTTGCTTAAAGTTCTACACTATGCGCTGATTGAATTATATGTACACGACAAAGAAGGTCGTTAATCTTCATCTAAATCTCCTACTTTCCAGGGTAAGTCTAGTTTCATTACTTCGATGCTGCAATTTAAACAAACAGTTTTTAGATTGTTTAAATTGCAGTTGTTCAAATCCCCGTCGATATGATACACCACTGTTTGTGCTGAATACCTAGCACGATATCCGCAACGATCACACAGTAATTTTTTGTTGTATCCTTTTAGTTTCCACTTAGGCTGGACTGGTTTTACTTTTCTTTTCTTCCTAGCACACGAATCACAAGTGCTTCTGTAGTGTGTAACGTCTTCTTTGACATAATTTATTGCTACATAACGTTGATTACATGCTCTGCATACTGGTCTCTTCATAATATTACTTATTGAAACCTTTGCAAAGGGCAGTTATACACCGCTGTTTTGGTATAATGCGATAAATATCTTTAACAGTTTTTAAAGGGAAAACAAAATATGGCACTAGTATCACCAGGCGTAGAAGTTACAGTTAACGATGAGAGTAACTATCTACCAGCAGCAACTAATTCAGTTCCGTATATCTTGATTGCTACAGCAGAAAACAAGGTAAGCGGAAGCGGTACAGGCGTAGCCGCCGGTACAACAGCAGCCAATGCCAATGAAATATATCTTGTTTCAAGTCAGAGAGACTTGGCAACTATTTTTGGTAATCCGTTCTTTTACAGCACAACCGCCGGATCAAGCATCAACGGTTACGAACTTAACGAATATGGATTATTGGCTGCATACAGTGTTCTTGGTGTTAGCAACAGAGCATACGTTCAGCGTGTAGACGTTGACCTAAGCGAGCTAACAGCAAGTCTAACAAGACCTACTGGAAACCCAGATGCAGGTACTTGGTGGTTAGACACTGACGAAACTCTTTGGGGTATTTTTGAGTGGAGCAGTTCAACAAATGCATTCACAAACAAGGTACCAACCGTTATTACAAGCACTACAGACTTAACTGGTGGTGTGCCAAAAGATTCAATAGGTAACATTGGCGATTATGCAGTTGTAGCAACTAATGCTAATAATCCTGTTTACTACAAGTCACCTGGATTGGTAACAACAGCCACAGGAGGTGATACAACTCAAGTGGCAGCAAATAATTGGGTACTAGTAGGAAGCGACGATTGGAAAAATTCTTGGCCTACAGCAACTGGTACAGAATCTAATCCTACTCTTACAGCAGGACACAGCATTTATCTTAACGATACACTAGTTACAGCAACAGGTACAACAGTAGCAAGTCTGGCAATTGATATTAACGATGCTAGTATCACAGGTGTACTTGCTAAAGCAGTCGACGGTAAGCTAAACATTTACGTTGACGGTGATGCCACAAACGACGGATCAACAAACGACGGTAACGGTATACTTGATATTAGCAATGGTACAGGTACTATTCTAACTGATACTGGTATTACTGCAAGAATCTACTATGCACCACTAGTGCAACAAAGTCCACACTACACAAATCCACAGTGGAGAACCACTGACAGTGAACCACATCCAACTGGTAGTGTATGGGGTAAAACAACAAGTGTTAATCTTGGTGCAAGTGTAAGCGTAAAAGTTTGGGACAATGCAACAGCAAGTTTTGTAACCAAGAGTGCGCCAATTTATGAAAACGATCAAACAGCACTAAAAAATCTTGATCCATCAGGAGGCGGTGCTAACCTTGAAGATGAATCAGTTTACATACAATTTGATGTAAGCGAAAATGATACATTTACTCTGAAAGCATTTGAGCGCAATGGCACTGGTGCAACTGCAATTACAGGTGACGACACTGCTCCTACATTTACTAGCTCTGAAACATTTACTATCCAGGCAAGTGCTAAGAACAGTACAACACTTACAAGTGCGGTTACTGCTACACTAGGTGGTACTACAGCGGCTGATTTCGTTGAAGCATTTACAGCGGCAAACGTGGCAAATACTTCAGCAAGAGTTACAGCAACAGGCGCTGTGGAAATATCACATACACTAGGCGGCGTGATTATACTTAAAGACACAAGTGGTACTCCGGTAGCAGACGCAGGATTTAACACAACAGTTACAGGTGTCAGATCAGGCAATGCCAGTGATTTGATCTTGAGTAACTGGGTTGCACTAGGCGGATCAGACAGCTATACAGCAAGTGGCACTGCACCAAGTAAAGATCCGGCAGACGGAACAAACTGGTACTATAGTGCAACTGATCAAGTTGACGTTATGATCAACGACAATGGTACATGGAAAGGCTATCAGAATGTTAGCAACGATGCTAGAGGATTTGACCTAAGTGGTACTAATGCCAATGGCGTATTGATTGCAGCAAGTGCTCCAACTACGCAAAACGATGCTAGCGAAAGCGCACTAGTATACGGTGATTTATGGTTAGATTCAAGTGATCTTGAAAATTGGCCTAAGCTGTATCGTTGGGAAGCAGTTGATACTGTTGACCAGTGGGTTCTACTAGATAACACTGATCAAACCACAGAAGACGGTGTATTGTTTGCTGACATGCGTTGGGCTGCAAACGGAACAACAGATCCAATCACAGACGACATAGCCACAACAAAGAGCTTGCTAACAAGCAATTATGTTGACATTGATCGTCCAGATCCAACACTGTATCCATCAGGTATACTAGCATTTAACTTGAGACGTAGTGGATTCAATGTAAAGAGCTACGAAGTAAACTACTTCAATGCAACAGACTTCCCAGATGATACACTACCAACAGTCAAAGATGCTTGGGTAACAGCAAACAGTAACAAGAATGACGGCTCGCCTTACATGGGACGTAAAGCACAACGTCAGATTGTTGTTGCGGCAATGAAAGCAGGTATTGATGCAAATACATCAATACGTGAAGAGCAAAGAACTTTCAATCTTCTAGCTGTTCCTGGGTATCCAGAACTTATTCCAAACATGGTTGCACTAAACAACGAGCGTAACAACACTGGATTTGTTATTGGTGATACACCATTACGTTTAGAAGATAATGGTAGCGACATCATAAACTGGGCTACAAATGGCAATGGTGTAGGCACAGACAGTGAAGATGGGCTAGTGACAAGTGATCCATATCTTGGAACATTCTATCCAAGTTGTCAGACAACTGACCTAAGTGGTAACACAGTTGTACAACCAGCTTCGCACATGATCCTTAGAACTATGGTTCGCAATGATGATGTTGGGTATCCTTGGTTAGCACCTGCAGGTACAAGACGCGGTACAGTTGATAATGCCACAAGCATTGGTTATATAAATGCAAGCACAGGCGAGTTTGAATCAACTAATATTCGTCAAAGTTTACGTGATACATTGTACGAAAACAAGATTAATCCAATTACGTTTATTCCAGGTACAGGTATTGTTAACTACGGTAACAAGACCGAAGCTGCTAGCGCAAGTGCGCTCGATAGAATCAACGTGTCAAGACTTGTTGCTTACATACGTGGCAGATTAGAAAGCATTGGTAAAGGCTTTATCTTTGAGCCAAACGACGAAGTTACTCGTAACGAAGTAAAGAATGCTATAGAAAGTCTACTCAATGATATCACTGCAAAGCGTGGTATTTACGACTACCTAGTAGTGTGCGACGAAAGCAATAACACACCAGCTCGTATCGACAGAAACGAACTGTATGTTGATATAGCAATTGAACCTACCAAGGCTGTAGAATTTATCTACATTCCGATTCGTATTAAGAATACAGGTGAAATTGCAGCAGGAGAAGTTGCAAGTGCAAATGCTGTATAAATCAGCATAAACTAAAAACAGGGCTTCGGCCCTGTTTTTTTATGGCTCCATTAATGATAAATAATACTAACATAGGAGAGAGAGATGGCAGTATCATCACTAAACAGAATGACAGTACCTTTGTCAAGCGATCAAAGCAGTGCAACACAAGGTCTGTTGATGCCAAAACTAAAGTATCGCTTTAGAGTGGTATTTGAAAACTTGGGTGTAAGCACACCAAGAACAGAATTAACAAAGCAAGTTATGGATTTTACTCGTCCTAACGTGAGTTTTGATCCAATCGACATTCCAATTTATAACTCGACATTAAAACTTGCTGGTAAGCATACCTGGCAGGACGTTACTTGTAATTTGCGCGATGACGCAGGTGGACAAGTTGCAAAGCTAGTAGGCGAACAATTGCAGAAGCAATTTGACTTTATGGAGATGTCGAGTGCAGCTTCGGGTATTGATTATAAATTCCTAGCTCGTTGTGAAGTGCTAGACGGCGGCAATGGTGCCAATACACCTAACGTACTAGAGACTTGGGAATTATACGGTTGTTATCTTTCGGCAGTAGATTATGGTAACTTAGATTACGGCGACAATAGCCCAGCAACACTTGCTCTAACTATTAGATTTGACAATGCAGTGCAAACACCATTAGGTGACGGTGTTGGTGTTACTGTTGGAAGAACAGTAGGCGACGTAGTAACAGGTTAATAATCTATGTCCTTTGGAAATGAATTTCTCAAAGGGTTCTTTGGAAGTGATTACCTAAAGGACTTTACGCATGCCAGCAAAACTTTCCGCAGTGATAGTTATGCGCTGGCTCCAAAGAATAAGTTTCTTTTCTATGTTAGGTTTAATCTTAACAACAATGGCATTTCTGCACTCAAGACACTATTTCCACAACAAAATGAACTGGGAGTAGTTGTTAAGAGTGTGGATTTGCCTAGCTATCAATTTGATACAGATGTTTACAATCAATATAATAGAAAACGTTTGGTGCAAAGTAAAGTCAATTATGAACCAATTGGCATACGCTTTCATGATGATAACAGTAACTTAATTACAAATCTGTGGTATAATTATTTTAGTTATTACTACAAAGATTCTAGTCATGAATACAATTCGCAAGGAGACACACCTTTTGGATCACGTGTAGACTACAATGATAGAGATACTTACACGTCTGACAGGGATCAAAACGAATGGGGGTATATCGGAGAAAGTTACAGCGACGGAGATATCTCAGGTAAACCTAGATTCTTCAACGATATAACTATTTTTGGTTTAAGTCAACAGCAGTTTACACAATATACACTAATCAATCCTATTATTCAAAATTGGAAACATGATACCTATGATTACGCCGAAGGCAATGGAATCATGGAACATAACATGACAGTGTTATACGAAGCTGTAAAATATAAAAATGGTGCTATATCTGACTCAACAGTGCCTGGTTTTACTGATAATTCACACTACGATAACTCTCCTAGCACATTACAGCAAGGCACAAACAGTGTTCTTGGCCCAGGCGGTGTTATAGATAACGCTGAAGTAATATACAATGCAATTAGAAATCCATCCACTGCTAATATTTTAGCTGCATTGAAAGCAGGTGCTAACTTAGAAGATGTACTTAAGAACCCGGGTGTAGTTGATGAAGCAATCCAAATTGGAAAGCAGATCATACGAAATCAAGGACCTAGTGCCACTAGAACAATAATTAATCGATCAGACAGTGTGTTTTTTCCTAAACCTGAACAAGCAGGAACCACAACAACAAACACTCCTAAATCAGCAACAGATGAAATTACCGGACCGACAACTAGGCAAGTACCTGGCGGAGACACTTGGACATGAGTACAATTAATTACAACGATCAAAATCAAGATAAAACAACCTATATTTTTGATAACTTTTACAATTTTGAAACTAATGTAGATACTGCAACATACGACGTTGTACTCAGCTTTTTTAGATCGGCGTTTGGCGATGAAACAAGTGCAAAAAACTTTACACTTAGTTTGTTTCAAATTAGCGATAAATCTGGAAGCGATCCAATGACCATACTGGAAAGTATTCGTAATCAAAACAAGTTGGAAATCTCAAGCACATTTGCATATTATCTTAATAATCTAAGAAGCAACACCACATTGCTAGGTGTAAGTTCTGTTACTACTCCTAATTTTTATGCAGCTAGAAATGTGTTGTCATGAGTCGATTTGCACAAGGTACATACACAATACAAAATCCTCAAAAATACGCTGGTAAAAAAGAACCGAGATATCGCAGTGGGTGGGAACTAGCATTCATGCGTTTTTGTGATAGCAATGATAACATTGTTATGTGGGCAAGCGAAAGCATTAACATACCATACCGCAATCCATTAACTGGTAAACAAACAATATATGTTCCGGACTTTATTGTACAATATCGAAATAAAAACAATAAAGTTATTACTGAAATGATCGAAATCAAACCTAAAAAGCAAAGCGTATTAGAAAGTAAAGCCAATGCTAAAGACAGAGCTGTTGTTGCTGTAAACTATGCTAAGTGGGATGCCGCACAGAAATGGTGCAAGCGCCAAGGAATAACTTTTAGAGTGGTCACTGAAGACGATATCTTTAGAAACGGTAAACGTTAACGGCGTTTACGTCCCAGCGCAGTATCATCTATTCCTGCTTTTTGTTTTGATGCAACAGGCTTTTGTTCTTCTTTTTCGATCAGTGCAATCTCTTTAAGTAGTGGACCCATTTCTACTCGATTACGAACATAAGGTGTTCCGCTTTCGATTTGATAGTTACTGCGCATTTGTAGCAGTTGACTTCTAGATCCGTCCGCTTTTGTTCCAAAAATTTGCAGTACACTGCTGTTTTCTTTTGTTGCTAGTTCTACGTCTAGATCAACTTGTCTCATTGCGTTGTCAAGCTCTGCACCAAATCCTAGTTCTTTGTATCCTGGCACAGCACCTGTATTTAAAATAACCATTGTAACTCCGCTATCGTTACGAGTAGCATGATATGCAATGCCTTTATAAAGTCTTTCCACAAAGTCTGCTTCTCTTTTAGGACGTTGTCCTGCTAGCTCACCTGAAATATCATCTGCGGCTTCTTGATATGCGGATTGAATGTCTTGGAATCCAGCACGAGCATCTCCTTCTTCGGCTGTGCGTAAACTATCTGGAATATTTGCACCAAATGTTTGCTCAAAAAACTGTTGTATTGCACGGAAGTTGTAACCACTAACTTGCCCAAACTGTTTTACATCACCTGCTTTAAGACTCAGTAGGTTTACAGTTGTACCGTCGATGCTTAAAAATAGGTCTGCCTTGGTTCCTGACTGCTCACTCACACCGTCACTGCTTACTACCACTTGGTTAGCATCTGTGTCATCTACAATCTTATCCACCGATGCTAGTACACCTGCATTGGTATTAGCAAATATAACAGCACTGTTGATCATTTTGCGAATATCTGGGTGCATGTTAGCAGGATCATTTGCTACAATTTGTAGCATTTTGTAGTTTGCTTGATTCAGAGATAGTTTAAATTCTACGTTGTCATTGGCACTTTTTCCACGAGTAGATCCAGACAAGTTGTTTCCTGTTTTTCCTACTTTAGTACCTTCGCCGAGATCCTTGAGGACTGTGAGTATGTCTCCGTCTGTGATGTCTTTATCACGTGAAATAAATCTTGCAGCAACCGCGGCACCTAGCAAGCCTTCGCTAATATCGCCGCTGTTAAATGGTTTGCCGCCTTTGTATTCTGGTGTTTTTTGAATTTGTGTCAGACGCACAGTTTGTCCGTCATCTGTTGTAAGTTCTACACTATTTGCATTTTTGTTTGCTGGTATAATCAAACCGTTCGGATCTAAATTCATGTCTGCAACAGTAGGAAACTCTGGACGTCCAAACCAAGCCTGGTTAATTTTGTCAATGTTGTCCTTGGTTAACACAACTTCTTTGCCTATTGTGTCGTGTAGTTCAGGTATAAGCTCAACAGGCTCGCCGTTTGCAATCTTGTGTTGTAAGATTTCAAGATACTTGCCGCCGTATTTGTTTGTACTAGTGGTAATAGCAGCTTCTGCTAGTTGGTCCAGTTTGTTAAGTAGATCTCTCATTAATTAATACCATTCAATGTGTATATTTAGTTAAATAATACTATGACAAAGAAACTTGAAGAACTTTTTGATTTGCCGCAAACGGAAGTCGAAGAGACCGAAGAAGAAAATATTGACGTAGCAGAACAGGAAAACATTCCAATTCTAGCAGACAATCTCGACGAGCTTGAGAAGATAAGTGCGGCATTGCCTGCCGTTAGAGGACTTGAAGCAAGCGATGCAGAGATGGATGAGCTAGCGGCTAAGGCATCCAAGAGCTTCGACGACTTGATGGACTTGGGCATGAACATTGACAGCAGATGGGCAAGTGAAGTATTCAGTACTGCAAGCAGTATGCTCGGACATGCTATCACTGCTAAAAATGCCAAGATTAACAAAAAATTAAAAATGATCGACTTACAGTTGAAAAAAGCACGACTAGATCAACAGATTGCAAAGTCTGATCCTGAAGCTGATCAAACAAGCACAGGTCAAGTGCTAGATCGCAACGAATTGCTTCAGCGTTTACTAGACAAAGATGCTAAATAGCATATAGGGGATTAAAATGAAAAGTTTTACAGAATACTTGGTTGAAACCAAACAAACCTTTGATTATCGTATCAAAATTGCAGGTGACGTTGATAACAATACTATCAACGAATTAGAAAAGAAACTAGCACAGTTTGATGTTATAAAAATGTCTGATGCTAAGACTACACCTGTTATGAAAACACTTCCAGACTTTCCGCAGTTTGAAAACGAAAGATGTACACACATGGATGTTACATTTAACTACCCTGCAACACATCCACAAATTATTCAAATTGCAAAGTTGTTAGGAATGGATCCAAACAGAGTGATTATTCAACAGCGTGATTATGCTGACAAGTTGGACAAAGAACGTGAAAACTATGACGCACAGCCTGAAAGTGTGTTAGCAGATGATGAGCATCCGGAAACCAATGCAGAACAAAAAGATGCAAAGGAAGATTATAGTGCTGATCCAATGGACAAAGAAGTTGTAGTCAAGAATGAATACAAGAGCGACTTTACAATTGCTGGCGGCAACACCCCTAAAGCCAAAACAACCAGTGATTATCCAGAACAAACCAAGAGCCCGATAGGCGGGACAAACAAAATTCCAGACCCATACAAGATTTAAAGGACCAGTACAATGGATAGCATTTACAAAATACTAGAAAGCCTAGACCAGGTAAACGAAAACAAAGAAAGCGGTGTAAAAATCACCAACATTCAGTGGAAAGACCCTGAAGCAAAGTTACCCAGTAGTCTTAAGTTAAACATAACTGCTCCTAGTGGGTCAAGCAACGAAAAAATTTATGATCTTATTCACGCTGAACTCAAAGACGAGTATGGCGAAGCCGATGACTTTGAGTTCCAGTTTGAAGAAAGCCTACAAGAAGGCCAATACGACGGCAAGAGTCGTGAAGAATTATTGAAAATGAAAGCAGACGCTGAAGAAAGTATGAAGAATATGCAATCCAGCGGTAGCGGTCCACAAGAAAAATTTTACGACGAAACACAGATGATGATGGCACAACAGCATCTTGACAGTATAAACGATGCACTTAAGAAAGTAGGCGAAAGTGTTGAAGAAGCTGAAATCACACCAATCGATCACAGCGAAGAAGAAGACGGTGCTAGCGCAGACGATATTGCCAGTGCTATCACAAGACGCATGATGGCTCACCCTAAGTTTGGTGCGTTGGTGCGTGAAGTAGATATACTTGACCTTAACGATGCTATTGAAGAAATAGCGCAGTTCCACGAAGGAGGTGACTTAGGAACTAGCGATGTAAGTAACATGGTTAATGACGTATTAAAGCAACTTGGCAAGCCAGATGCTCTTAAAGAAGAAGAAGCTGTAACTTTAGATCAAGCTCGTGAATACTTTTTTGATAAACATGACTTTGCCGATGAAAACATTCAAGGCGAATATGAAAAAATGGCAAGCAAAATGTCGTCAAAAGATGCTATGACACTTAAGAAAGAACTTGAAGAATTCTATCCAGATGCTCTCAACGAAGAAGACATTGAGGAAAACGCTTTTAATACAGAAAGAGATAAGGCAATTGCCGCTGGACAAAGCAGTTTCACTTTCAACGGTAAAACCTATCCTGTTAAAGGCAAAGACAAAGAAGATGTCGAACGTGCTAAAGAACGATTTAGCGAAGACGAAGACTCGATGCCAGCTAGCCCAGACGAAGGCGGAATGGCAGGCGATCAAGCAGAATTTATCAAGTATGCTGTAGACGAGATCAAAACTCACATTGAAAACGGTGGTGATTTCCCAGAGTGGTTCCAGAACAAAATGAGCGATGTATACGGCAAGATGAAAGATCTACACGGATACATGGAAGGCGACAAGCGTAATGATGCCGATGATGAAGTAGAAGAAGTTGAAGAAACTACAGTTTCTGGTGGTATTGCTACAAGTGCAACCGGCAAAGGCATTTATAAGAATGCTAGTGTATACGAAAGTATGAATAGCAAAGTTGAGAGCATGATTACAGAATCAATGAATGTTAGTATTAACAGCAGTAACGATCCAAGTGCTGAGCCAAGTGTAACAGTAAGTGCTACAGGCCAAGACGCAATGGCACTAGCACAACTACTACAATTAGCCGCAGTTGACAAGCCACAAACAATGAAAGTTTGTAAAAACTGTGGAGACGAATTAGGCAAGCCACAGCACATGGATTGCCCATATGACAGCATGGACCCAATGGGCGAGAACTTCATGGAAGTTGCTTGCGAAGCTGAAGAAGCCAACAGTGCTAAAAACACACAAACATATGACATGCACTACCTGCTAGATGCTATCAGCGGAGGATTAAATGGTCAGAAGAAACAGATTAATCCAAATAATCCTGGTGATAATCCAATGGCAATGGATCCAGAAAAGACTGTAAATGTTGCAGAAAGTGAAGAAACTGGTGTTAGTCACTTGGAAACATTATACAAGGAATTCAAAGCAAAATGAAACTCAGCAAGTTCTTAACAGAAAGTGAAAGACGTAGTCAGTTCTTAGCAACTGGCGATGCCTTTGATGTAGTAATCAACGAAGAACTTGCACTAGAGTTTGACGTTGTATATCACAACAACGACATGGCATTGGTAGAAGCAGACGAACTTGCAATGGAAATTCTTGAGCATTGCGGATGTACTTTTGAAGATGATATAGATATCAACACAGGCAGACCGCACCCTAAGACTTTTATGGGATTCAATGTAAAAAGTTTACAAGACAAAATCGAAGGCAAAAAATCACAAATTGCGTTAGCAAAACGCAACGCACCAAAAAGCGGTTTAACAGTATCTGATGTACCTAAACTTGAAAAAGAACTCGCTGATTTAATGCAAATGGATGAAGCAGAATACAAAGGTCGTAAAGTCAAACTAGGCAAGCCTATGCGCGGAGATGTTAAAAAATACAAAGTGTTTGTAAAAGATCCCAAGACGGGTAACGTTAAGAAAGTAAACTTCGGTTCAAAAGAAATGGAAATTAAACGTGATGATCCTGCTAGACGTAAGAGTTTTAGAGCACGTCATGGTTGCGGTACACCACGTGCTAGCGACAGAACAAAAGCAGCATACTGGAGTTGTAGAATGTGGAGTTCTAAACCAGTAAGCAAGATACTAAAAGGAAAGTAATGAAAGCACGTGAGTTTATAACCGAGATCAAAGGTTACAGAAGTAAACTCCGCAAGGGCAAAAAACCGCATACTCATGTAGCAGCTAGTCCAGGAAGTGTACAAGGTAAAGGGTACTATGATATGTATCGTGCTAGCATGGCAATGGCTGGCATGGATAGAGACGGCAACTGCGAACACCTTCCAGATCCTGAAAGCTGGATGGGCAACGATGCTTACATTGTTGCTTATACTCCTGAGGAAGGCAAGATGGCCAAGATGGCTTATAAAGCACTTGGCAGTAAAGCACGAGATGGTGGCGAAGGCAAGAGCACTGAACCGGATGCTGTAAATAAATCCAGCCCTGTAAAAGGTTTTAAAGGTTATCCGAGGTGAAAATTTCAGACGTACTAAGACAACTCGCCGACAAATTAGATTCTCAAGAAGGTATTCCGGATGCACCAGGCAATACCGAAACTGATGACAGTGTGTTTCTTCCTCCACTACAGCAAAAGCAAGAACTGCTAAAGCGAGCAGTAGAAGTGGACAATGTCTACGACAACAAGCTATCAGACCAAACACACAAAGACAGCGATCTAAACTTGGAAAACAACCGCAACGAGCTTGACACAATTAAAAAGCATGCTGGCATAGCGGCTATTATGGGCCTAAGCGACGACGAACCACTGGATTAGTAAATCATGGCGATCCAAAACTTTTTTACCAGCCGAGATAATAATGTAAATGCTAACACCTACGTCGGGCAAGACGGTAGACTCTGGTTTAACATTGATAATAACACTATCTACGTCAGTGACGGAAGCACTGCAGGCGGTATAGCTATCACCAGTGGCGCCGGGACTTACGGTGATGCAAATGTTGTAACACTGCTAGCAAACAATTTTGGTAGCAACACAATTGTTACCACTGGCAACATTGACGCTGGAAATGTTAATCCCACTGGCAATGTTGAATTCAGTACCACAGGTTCTGTGAAAAATGTTGAATTAATAACATTTGATACCACATCAAATGCTAGTCCTAGCACTCCCGGACACCTATGCTGGAATACAGATGATCAAACCTTGAATCTTGCTCATCCAAACGGTGTTGTGCAGCAGATAGGACAAGAGCTATACATGTACGCTCGCAACAACACAGGCAATACCATATCTGATGGTACTGTGGTTGGCTTTGCTGGCGCAGAACAGAACGGCCAGGCAAGAGTAGAGATCTCTCCTTTCAATGCAAACGGTTCTACACCTACACTGTATGCAGTGGGTGTTACCACCGAAGATATTGATGACGGCGACGACGGGCGTGTCACTGTTTGGGGGAAAGCTCGCGGATTAAACATGAGTTCTTTTACAGTGGGAGACATATTGTATGCTGATCCTGCTAGCACCGGCGGATTTTCCAACACTAAACCTACTGCACCTAATGCTGTAGTGAGCATGGCAGCAGTCTTGAACAACAGCTCGGATGCAGGCGAAATATTTGTCCGCCCTACAATACTACCGCAAGAAAGCTATGGTACATTTAACGAAAGCGGTAATCTTGAAGTAGCCGTTGCTAACACAGCATATACTGCCAGTTTTGATACCACAGTTATTACCAATGGTGTGACACTCAGTAACGGAAATACCCGAATCAACGTGAATCAAAGTGGATATTATCAAATTGACATCAATGCTGAAGTTGAAGAAAGCAGTGGCAGTTTAGATCAAGGAACCATGTTTCTTTGGGTAGCCAAAAACGGTACTAATGAAGCTGGCACCACAAGAAGACTTAGTCTGCGTGGAACCAGTGCAGTTGGAATAATGAGCCCTAGCTACACTATCAGTTTGGATGCTAGCGATTATATAGAAATAAAATATGCCGCCGACGACACTGACATGCAGTTTACAGCCAGTGCAGCAACATCATTCTCACCAAGTTCGCCAAGCATAATTGTTGCTGTAAGTCAAATACAACTTTAATCGATAAATACTTTTATAACAAGGAGCTAGAATGAGTGCTAATGGAATATCTCACGAAACACTTAAAAGAGATAGACAAGACAGAAAGTTAGAAATAGCAGAAGCTAGCCGTCAAGGTAAAACAGTAGCAGATGATGGAACTATTAGTGGATCAGTAGATCCAACTGCTACAAGTTATAGAACAGCAAACACACTGGATGCGTCTCTCCTCCCCTCTAGATACAACGCAAGTAGTAATACAGGCACGCCTGTTACAACAACACCGCCATTAGTAGACGGTCGTCCTTGGACTTAAACTGTTAACACATAAATACTCCTATAATACTACAATAAAAAACAAGGAGCTAGTATGAATCAGAACGAATATGACGTTCATGTGGTCAAAGTTGTGGACGGCGACACAGTAGACGTAGACATTGATCTAGGATTTGGCATTTGCCTAAAGGACGAGCGTGTGAGAATCATGGGCATTGATACACCAGAATCAAGAACGTCAGACCGAGTAGAAGACCTGTTCGGCGAAGCAGCAAAAGCAAGACTTAAAGAACTAATGAAAGATGGCGGCAAACTGATCACTACAGAAGACAAGCACGGTGAAGATATGAAAGGCAAGTTTGGACGTATACTAGGCGACTTTAAGGTAAACTACAACGGCGAAGATCGCACAGTCACTGACATCATGATATCTGAAGGACACTGTGTTCCTTATTTTGGTGGTAGCAAAGAAGCTACACAAGCACAACATGCTGTTAATCGCGAGCGTCTACTACAAGAAGGCGTAGTGAGTCGAGAAGATTATGACAAAGCCGTTAAACTAATGGAAGGCAAAAAGTGATAACTGGAATACGTTTTGGTTCACTAGAGCCAGCACCGAAACCTAAACAACCGACAGTGGATTCTCGCCAGGATCCTACTGTCCGGCAACAATTAGCAAACAAAAACAAACCAGGTAAACGAAATGGACATAGAAGAACTTAAAACACTTTCGGGCATAACAAATCGTTATACTGGACAAACAGAGTATAAACTAGAAAACATCAGTATAACTGGTACAGAGAAAGCCAAACTACAACGTAAACACAAAATAGAACCAGGCACCGATGATTGGTTTCGCTTATGGTTTGCAAAACCTCACCTCACTGGAGAGAAACCCGTTAAATAACCACATGGAAAAGAAATACTGTGCTGCACCCTGGCGTGGATTGCATATAAACTTTCGTGGCGATGTAAAAACATGCTGTGCTGGCGATCCGAATATTCTAGGCGACCTAAACAGTGGATTTCTCGACGACATAATTCACAGCGACAAGATGCAAGAAATACGCAACAGTATAAGCAACGGTGTGTTGCATCCTGAATACTGCTATAACTGTATACAAGCAGAACGCAACGGTAGCAGTGAGCGTGATTGGCATAATAACGTCAACCCTGAGTTTGATCCTAAACGTGCAGGCCCAAAAGATCACATACCTACTCTTATCGATGTTCGGTGGAATACAACCTGCAATCTAAGTTGTAATTATTGTGGTCCTTATTGTAGCAGCAAGTGGGCTAGCCTTAAAAAAGATTTTGTAGACAACGGTGTTAAGCCTTATCACTACCATGTTGTAGAATATGTCAAGCAGTATGCACACAAAGTTCGAGAAGTAGCCCTAGTAGGCGGCGAACCTTTGTTGTTACAAGAAAATGTAGAACTGTTGGGTGTACTACATGATGATACTCTAATCACTGTTATTACAAATGCCACAGTGAATTTGGATAAAAGTCTGGTGTTCACTTACTTAACATGCCGGAGTAATGTGGGATGGAGTCTTAGTTTTGACAATGTAGGCGAGCGTTTTGAATATGTAAGACATGGTGCTAGTTGGGAGTTGCTTAAAAGGAATGTAAATCGTATTATCGGGCAAATAATGCATAACGGTCATCACGGTGGTATACATGCAGTTTATAACATTTATAATTGCACAAGATTAAGAGAACTGCGTGAATACGCTGATATTAAAGGACTCAATATAGTTTGGCAAACATTATATCAGCCGGAATATTTAGATCCTACACGACACAATCAGTATGTTAGAGATATAGCACTTAAAGAAATTGAACTATATGAACAAGAATACGGCAGCGAACCATTCTTTGATCATGTTAAACCCAGTTTAAGTGCTATTGCTACTGACAGTGATGTTAGACAGGATTTCTGGCAACACATTGAGGATATTGAAAATATCTATCACAAAGACCAAAAAGGCAAGTTTGCTCAACTATGGCCTGAATTGTTTATGCTGATTTAAGCTGAATCCCTAAGTAGTTTTCCCAACTTGGATGGTATACTGTGTTAATGGTTTTCTTTACATGATTAACCAATTTCCAGTAATCTGGGTGGACGGGTTTTTGAGCAGGAGTCCACAGTTTACTGCCTTTCTTGCTGTTACAGCTATTACAGGCAGCTACACAGTTATCCCATGACGTTTTTCCGCCACGACTTATTGGCACTACATGGTCTATGGTTAGGTCTTTGGTTGAAAATGTTTCTAGGCAGTATTGGCAGGTGTAAAGGTCTCGGAGGTAAAGATTATATTTGCTAAATTTCATTGGGCCAAGCCGCCGCCTTTTAAAGTTGTTTTTAATCACAACTACAGCAGGCACTTGCATCTCCATTCTGGCACTGTGGATAGTCCAATCTTTGTACCATTCTATTACGTTAACTTTATCAAGAAAGTGGAGTTTAACGGCTGTTTCCCAACCTATTGTGCTCAACGGTAAGAAGTTTACCGGTTGATAATCTGAACCTAGTACAAGAGTGCTCATACACAAGTATTTACCGTGTCACGGATTTAAGATAAGTATTTGTATGTCAAAAAGCCTCGAAGGCGTACTGGTAAAACAGGCGTACAAAAAAGAAAGTTATACAGCAGAACAACTTGATGAGTTCATGAAGTGTGCTGATCCTGAGAATGGACCGTTTTATTTCATGAGTAACTTTTTCTATATTCAGCATCCAATGAAAGGACGTATGCTATACAAGCCGTATGAGTACCAAGAAAAACTTATCAACACTTACCATAACTATAGATTTAGTATTAGTATGATGCCACGACAAACCGGTAAGAGTACCAGTGCTGCTGGTTATTTACTATGGTATGCTATGTTTAAACCAGACAGTACAGTGCTAGTAGCAGCACACAAGTATGCGGGCGCACAGGAAATCATGCAACGAGTAAGATATGCTTACGAGAGTTGCCCAGATCATATTCGTGCAGGTGTTACCAGTTATAACAAAGGTAGTTTAGAATTTGATAACGGCAGTCGAATAGTTGCACAAACCACAACTGAAAATACTGGACGAGGTATGAGTATCTCGTTGTTGTACGCAGACGAATTTGCGTTTGTGCGACCTACTATTGCCAAAGAATTTTGGACTTCTATAAGCCCTACACTGGCAACTGGCGGTGGTGCTATTATTACCAGTACACCGAACAGTGACGAAGATCAGTTTGCTTTCTTATGGAAGGGTGCTAACAAACGTGAAGATGCACACGGCAATGAAACAGAAGTAGGCATAAATGGTTTTAGAGCATACAGAGCATACTGGAATGAGCACCCAGACAGAGATGAGGAGTGGGCTGCTGAACAACGTGCGGCATTAGGTGAGGATAGATTCCGAAGAGAAATGGATTGCGAATTTATTATTGCCGAAGAAACACTTATAGCCCCTGCAAAGTTAATGGATTTAGAGGGTATTGACCCAATTCGTAAAACTGGACAAGTCCGATGGTATAAAGAACCGCAACGTGGAAAAATCTATGTGGTAAGTCTTGATCCTAGCCTAGGAACTGGCGGAGATCCAGCTGCAATACAAGTATTTGAAGCAAATACAACTACACAAATAGCCGAATGGAAACACAATAAAACTCCTATTCCTGAACAGATACGAATATTAGTTGACATAGTCAAAACAATTAACGATGTGACTCAAGATCCCCAATCTGTTTACTACAGTGTAGAAAACAACACACTAGGAGAGGCAGCCTTGCTTACCATAGAACAATATGGAGAAGAAAACATATCTGGATACTTTTTAAGCGACAGTACTACAACAAGCACAGGGGGCAGACGTTACAGGAAAGGATTTAATACAACCAATAAAAGTAAAATATCAGCATGTGCTAAACTTAAAACTTTGGTTGAAACAAATAAAATGACAATAAACAGTAAAAGTCTAGTAAGTGAACTGAAAAACTTCGTAGCAAGTGGCACTAGCTATGCTGCCAAGCCTGGTGAAACAGATGATTTGGTTATGAGTACAATCCTGAGCATCCGTATGTTACAGGTATTACAAAGTTATCATCAAGAACTAGATAGTCAAATGGCAGATTTTGCAGATGAAAACATCGAGCCTATGCCATTTGTTGCACTATTTTAGATAAATAAGAATATGGCAAACGCAAACACAATATCACAACAAATTTTCGACACTTTGGTTAGTAGAGACCTGGAACCAGAGGCACTTGATTCACAAGGTAAGCCGGCTGAGCGCACAGACTCAGCTGAAATGTTTAGTTTTGAATACAAAACTGAAAACAAGAATTACGGTACTGCTGTAATACTATTAGATACTGACAGCAATCTTGAAGTATACTTCGGCGACAACCTGGGGCAAACCATGGACAGCGACGACAAAGAAGGTTGGTATGACTTCTTGCAATTATTGAGAAATATTGCTAAACGTAATCTTAGAACTTTTGGATTAAAAAATCTTAATCGTTTAAAGTACAGCATGCAATCAATGGCATCAATTAATGAAAGTAAACTGCTTGAAGGCTATTACGGCACAAAGAAAACCAGCTATAGCGATCAACCAATGGAAACCAAATTAGTAATCAAGCACAGCAAAAAAATAGGCGAAGGCGATCAACGTTTTAGAAATATTGAAAGTTTGTTTGTTGAAACTGCCGAAGGAGAGCGTTTCAAACTACCGTTTAAAAATTTGACAGGCGGTAAAGCAATGGCTAGACACATTGCCGAGGGCGGAAAACCTTATGATGCATTCGGTGAATACATATCAAACACTATAAGCGAAATAGCAACACTGCAAAGATTTACAAGAGCTACTAGAAATAAATCACTAGGTGAGGACGCTGGTTCAATTACTGAATTAGCAGTGAAGCATTACCAAGATCTCAAGCGCAAAGCCAAACGTATGGTAAGCCGTAAAGGTTATAAAGAAGAACTTGAAAATTTCGATCCTTTTGCAATCACAGAAACAGAACAAACAGTAGATGCTGTTCGTGATATCTTTATACAACAAAGTTTAGATGAAAGAATTGAAGAAGCATTGCCTATCCTTGCAAAAATACAGGAAACTGATATGAAAGAACTTAATGAATTTGAATTGTGGGCTGACAGTGTAATCGAAGGTACAGGTGCAGTTGCAAATACACCCGAAGATTTAGCTGATCTATCTCAGTTAATGAGTGAAGAATTGCCAGTTGGAGCAGATGCAAGCAATGCACTAAGTGCATTAGGCAGTTTGTTAGGCGACGACGATCAACTTTTTGATGACTTGCAAGAGCTTGCTCAAGAAAATCCAGATGCAGATGCTCGTCCTGTTATACAATCAGCAATGGAAAGACTGGGTGTCAGTTTAGGCGAAGATGCTCAAAGTCCTTACGCTATTGGCATGTCTACAGCGATGAAAATGAAAGGTGATAAACCACCTCTTAAGAAGTCAACTATTACAAAAGCACATGAAATTGCACGAGCAATTGAAAAAGATGAAGAAGTTGATGAAACTACAGATATAGATACCGGAGAACGTGTTCTTAAAGCAGAACGTGATCCAATGCTGGAAGATGATCTCCAGAGATTGATCAAACTACTCAAATGAATCCAGATGCAGTTGCAGTGGTTACCTACCCGGGCCACTGCATTACTACAGCACTCACGTTAAAAAATCTAAAAGAACTTACTGAATGGCAAGTTCCTGTTTATTTTTTTGTCGACGACCTAGGCGAACAGTGGGAAAACTGGGACGGAGATTATCTAGAAGATATCAAACAGTACTACGTGGATACATTTCCTGATCTACAACTGCGCTATGTGCGGTTTAGTGAGTTTCAGTTTCCTCAAATCTGGGATGGATGGTTAAGACAACAGATGGTCAAACTAAATCTCGATCGTTTTTTACCTGGTGAATTGTGGTATGTCACTGACGGTGATGTATTCATCAAAGAACTATTACCACTGGGTACTACTCCTTTTAACTTTGTTCCTGATCGAAACAAAATGATACACGCACAAAATCGCAGTTACTTAGAACATATACTGAAAACTCCTAACATCACAATTGAAGTGAACGGTAGACTTATTTTTACACATCATGCACCTTTTCGATGGGTTTGGAAAAATCACTTGTTGCGTTTACGTGAATACGTTAGTAAAATACATGTTAACGATTTCAATTTAGTTCATGCACAACTAATGCGAGAAGAACGAATCTTAGGATTTGGCCCAACAGCAGAAAGTTTAAGCATGACCGAGTGGGATCTAATAGAAGTATACCGTGCTAACATACTTGGTGAAGATATAGGGCTAGAATTTTGGCCTTTGAGAATAGACGCTGATGTTGAAAACCAAGCAAAGTTTTGGACATTCTTTGGAACAGACCGAGACATTGATTCTGGGTGGTTTGAAAAGTTTAATCTTAGCATTCCTGACAACATACAGCAAAAAGTTCAAGCAATATCTAGAACATAATTTAACCAAAATTATTTGACATACTAAATAACATTGTGTACACTTATATCAAGTATATGCATTTAGGCAAATTACTAGGCAAACATGGCAATTAAAGGAAAACAACATGGCATCATTAGCAGAAATCCGTGCCCGACTACAGGCACAAGAAAACAAGGGTGGTAACACCGGTTCAACAGGCGGCGACAACGCCATTTACGCACACTGGAATATGAACGAAGGCGATCACGCAACTGTACGCTTCCTTCCAGATGCAGATACTAACAACACATTCTTTTGGGTAGAACGAGCAATGATTCGTTTGCCATTCAATGGTGTAAAAGGCGACATGAACTCCAAGCAAGTTCAGGTACAAGTACCTTGTGTAGAAATGTGGGGAGACAGTTGTCCTATCCTTGCAGAAGTTCGTACTTGGTTTAAAGATCCAAGTCTTGAAGACATGGGTCGCAAGTATTGGAAAAAACGCAGTTACATCATGCAGGGTTTTGTCCGTGAAAATCCAATCGCGGATGATTCAAGCACGAATCCAATTCGTCGCTTTATTATGGGT